GATGATTCCCTCATTCACCAGGAGCCCGTACTTCCGGAGAGTGCTGGAGCGGCCAGTGATCCGACCCCACAACCCCTCCGGCAAGGCTATGGCGATATCAGTGTGAATATCGGTAAAAGAGTAGGCAGGGATTACGACATCTCTGCTCACATACAGGTCCCACCCAGCATCGCCAGGATAAGCCTTAGTCGGAACCCGTGGGCTGCCCTCACCTGGGAGAATCTGGAAGTAGATCTTCATATAGCGAACCCCCTATCTACTATGTTCCAGTTTGGGCCACCAGTTCCGATGAGGGACACCCGGACCCGGAACCGGGACTCTATGTATCGGACGAACTGCTTGGCAGTGTCTGACAGGTCCTCCCACTGGGTCTTGCCCTCATCCTGCGACGAGAGGTAGTCCATGAACGTGATAGCGATAGAGGTGGGATGGTTCAACGTGATGGCGTTGTCCAACAGTTCTTCATCCCATTCACCTACTCGGCGGATCTTTTTGGTGACGGTGGTCCGCTCCACTACTTGCTTGCCAACACGCCGAGAGATCTCCTCCCAGGCCAATTCATTCTTCAGCGGTCCGGAATTACCGGCTACTCGGATCGGATAGGTTCGGACCACTAGCAAGACTCGGGTCACTAACATAGGCGGAATACCGGCATCAGCAGCAAACTGGGCGGCGTTAGTGTCGTGACTGGTCACGTAGGGCCACGGACCGTGAATGAGAGACAGACCAGATCCCTGGGTACCCTCCATGAGGATGTTCTGGCCACCATCCAGATACTGCTGCAGGAGCTTGGGAGTATTCTCCCTCAAATACCGCCAGAGTCCATACTTATCGGCGATATCTTTAACTAGCTTGAACCGGGACGGATCCCGGCGGATCCTAGCAATCCGGGCTGCGCCGACACCTTCACCAGTGGAACCGATGCGCTGATGCAGTTCACCCTCTGTGCCGCCCTCCTCCTCATGGAAGGATCGGTCCAGAACACCAGTGTGGGTGTCGATAATTAATCGATCATCGATAGTAGGATCGACCTCTCGGATGGCCTCCAGTTCCCGCAGGAGAATATCCGGGTTCATCAACATTCCTCGACCTAGGACCATGATCGCTTCAGGATTAGTCCAGCCGCAAGGAATAACCTGCATCTTCCAGACCTGGCCCTTATGGATGAAGGAATGACCGGCGTTAGGACCACCCGTGCGGACGTGGACGTTATAACGATTAGCCAGGTGATTTACAATGACGCCTTTACCTTCGGACCCGTATTGAGCCCCGACAACTGCCAAAACGTGACCTTTGGACTTTCGCATAATACACCTCCTAACTTAATGATTGTAGTATTGTCTTCTTATTTTATTATAACATATCAAATAGCTGTTTGTCAAGTATTTACTTGCTTGTCATTAAAATAATAGCAAATTTATGTTGCTTTCTTGATTTTAGCGAGCTACTCTTCCTCGCCTGTCCACTCAGTCATCTGTCCCCAGGACGGTCCGTACTTAATATCTACCTTCATGGGGACGTACAACTCGAACCCCGGCAGGAAATTCTCCATACCACCCTTTATAATCGGCAACACCTTAAACAGTTTATCCTCCGGGACTTCGAAGATTATCTGGTCATGAATCTGTAGTAACATGTGAGTATCCCAGCCCTCCAACAGCTTATCTAGCCGGAGGATGGCCAGTCGCATCATTTCGGCGACGGCACCCTGGATAAGGTTAGAAGATGCCTTGTGGGTTGGGTTATACTGGTCATAGCGGCGTACCCGACCCGTGAACATCCGAATGTAGCCACGCTCCGTGGCGACTTCCTCCGCCCGCTTGTACAGCCGCCGGAATCCAGGATACCTCTCATAATACTTCTGTAGGTATTCCGCCGCTTTGTCCATCGGGACCTTTAGCTGCTCGGCTAGAGCCTTCCGACCAATACCGTAGATAATACCGAAGTTGATTCGCTTGGCGGCGTCTCGGGGAATCCCTAACTCCTCTGCTGCTGCGCTGTGAATGTCCTTGCCGGCCAGGAGGTTTGCCGCCATATTCTCCTCCCTGGCGTAGTGGGTCCCCCACCGGATCTCCGCCTGGGAATAGTCTGCCGATACCAGAACGTACCCGGACCGGGCCATGAAGACATCCTTGACTTTATATACCTCAGAGTACCGTGGTACCGCCTGCAAGTTGGGATGTATGCAAGACAGCCGCCCAGATATCGTCCCATGCAACAGTAAGTTCGGGTGTATAACTCCATTAGAATCACACAACTCTAAGTATGGCTGGTAGTATGTAGAGTTAACCTTGGTCCAGCCCCGGTATTCCTGAATCTTGCGAATAGCAATAGCCTTGGGATGGTCCTCCGGCAGGCGCATAAGTTCCTCCTCCAAGACCGCCTTGGAGGTGCTGCCCAGTTCCAGCCACGCCTGGAGTTGTTTGGGACTGGCAGGGTTAATCTCGTAGCCAGCTAAAACCTGGATTTCCTTCAAGGTCGGCTCTATCATCCGCTCCGCTTCTTCCATGTACTGGCGGATACGATCCTGATCAAACTGCAGACCCCTGATCTCCATCTTGGCGGTAATGATACAGTAACGGTTGACATCCTGCCATAGGTCATATAACCGCCACAACTTCAGGTGTGGAACGTAAAAATCACGCAGGGCCTTGGCCAGCTTCACATCGCCCACGGCGTACGGTGCTACTAATTCTGGCGGCAACCGCCACAAACTGCTTTTGGTCAGTCCCCTCTCCTTCATGATCTGCTCCATCTCGTCTTTAGAATCAGCCTGGCCTAAATATTTCTTCGCCAAGCTGGAGAGGGTATAGTCAGTAGCCATGTGGCCGTCTGACCTCCTGATGGGTCGTCCTTGAGCGTCAAGCTTATACTCATTCTCATTCATCAGGTGCGCCGCCAACATCGAATCTTCAACCCGATGCGGCAACGGGAATCCGTCCACCCACATAGCCTCTATGTCGAACTTGATATTGTGGTTGATGATGGTCTTGCCTCGAACCAGCTGCCGGAAATCCTCTAACCGCTCTAGAGGTAGGTTGGGACCGGTCTCGTGTCGAAAGGGGAAGTAGGCGGCCACTTCGCCATCGTAAATAGCAATGCCGCAGATACGGTCCCCGTGCCAGATCTTCAGGCCGGTGGTTTCGACGTCAATCGTCAATTCTGGTGCTTTCTTGAACCGTTCTACCAGGGTCCAATAACGCTCATCTACCTTATTCACCAACATTGTGATTCACCTCCAGTGCACCGGGGGCTGGCGTACCAACCCCCTGGCGCTGGTCGGCTCCAGCTCAGAAAGAAACTGGACCATCAGAAGCCTTCTTGGGATTGAACCCGGTAACTGGTCCTGGACCATCAGGGTGCGGCAGCACCCTAGCGATAGAAGACCGCTCCTGGCCATTGTAAGTATCCTTCCGGATGCTGATGATGCATCGCCGGGACAGGGCCTCGCTCTTAGTGAACTTGCTCACTGAGCCGCCCTTACCCAGACCAAGAGCCTCGATGGTCTCGGCGACCTTCCAGAGGGCGGACGGAATGATGGCCGTAAACAGCGGGAACTCCTTACCAGCGTGCTCGCCACTCATGATAGCGAACGTCCAGATCCATTGAGGATTTCCATTCTTGCTGAATCCCTTCTGCAGGTCCACCAGAACGGCAGGATAATCACCATCCGAGATAAGATATCCGCCGCCGACCGGGGCTTCAGACAGATCTACCAAGAACTCGTCGTCATTGTCCTTGGGGGCGCCAAACGGAGTAGGCATACCAGGAATAGAATTACGCATTTCTTATATCCTCCTTTTATTTATTTATTTCTTATTTTTATTATAACACATCAGATAGTTGTTTGTCAAGTATTTGTTTGCTAGTCACCAAAATAGTAGCAAACATATTTAGTCGGGACCGGCCTTATTTACCGGCCTGTCCCTGACTGTTAGCCTCAGTGCCGGACTTCAGAAATAGTTCGTAGAGATCCGGCAGGTAGGGGTCGACCACCACTTCGCCGAGAGCTTCGGCGAACTTGACCCCACGGGTCTTGGCCTGAAAGATGCCTTTATTACGAGTGAGCATGTACCGGTGGGTATTGCCGTCTTCACCCTCGGCTTCCCACAGATACCAAACAAAGTCCACAAATCCCATGACAGCATCGCCTAACTTGTCGGTAAATGCTGGCCTCACCTCGATGGGTTCCACGTCCCCCTGGTTGCTCCTGTTCCTAGGGTAGACCTTCTTGGGTAGGGCGGTGATAATAACGTTGATA